CTTTAGATCTATAAAGTTGCCAAAAGCATTTGTAATTGGAGCAATAATCATTTGTTGAATTGCTATTCTTATAAGCTGCTCAACTGCAAAAGTTGCAAAATCTTCAAATGCTAATTTGCCTGTTTTAAGGCCATCAACAATACTATCTTCTAATTTTTTCATTGAAGATACTGTTACATTTTTTAGCTGTTTATTTGTATTTTCAATTTTCTCAATAAAAACCGCTATTGGATTTTGTAAATCTGTTAATGTTTTTCCTCCTTCTGCTCCAAACTCTTTAAAAGAAAAAGTGCCATCTTTAATTTTTTGTTCTAATTTATCAAAACCCCTTTCTAGTTTTTTAACATCAATAATATTTTCTTTAGGTATTAAATCAATGTTGGCAAATACAGGATCTCTTAAAAACTTTTTTATTCGTATGAATGTATTTAGGATTGTTATTTGTGGAGATGTTATTTCACTTAAAACATTTGCTAACTCTGCAAAAGCTAAACTTGCAGCTCTTAAACCTTGAACAAAACCTATTGCTAATTGTTTACCAAATTTTTCAAATCCACCAGAAGCTGCTGCTTGTTCAATAATAAATTCTTTAACAGCATCTGCTAGACTTAGAAAAGCTGGAGCAGCTGCAACTACTATTTGATTTTGCAAACCAAATAAAGATGCTTTTATTTGTGAAACTCTATCATTAAATGTCTCAGCAGTTCTGATTCCAGATTCGCTTATTATAAATCCAAGCTGTTTAAACTCAGTTACGAAATTTTGTAGGCCTTCTGATCCATCTTCAAAGATCTGAGCAAATTGCATACCAGATCTACCAAATAAATTTCTTAAAGCTGTAGATTTTTCAGCTGCTGAATCTAGACTGGAAATACCATCTGCTACTTCTAAAAGTAAAGTTGTATTATCTCTAACATCTCCATTTGCATCTCTAATTTCAACACCAAGATCTCCAAAAAGATCTGTAACAGTTTTTAAACCCCTAGCTCCATCTCCTACTACTGCTGAAAATTTCTCCAGGCCTTTTTGTGCTTGTTCTATTGAAGATCCAGCTTCTATAGCTCCTTGTTGAAATGCCTGAATAAAATCTGTGGCAATACCAGTCCTGGTTGCTGTCTTACCAATGTTATCTACAAACTCCAGGGATCTCTTAGATGCAATTATTAAAGCGGCTGAGACACCAGCTAGGCCAACAGTTACACCGCCAACAACTTTAGCTGTTCCTTTTGCAGCAGATCCTACCTTGTTAAGTCCTCTGGTAACTTTATCAAAAGCAGCTTTAGTTTTATCAACTGCTGTCAGCTTAAATTTTACATCTCTTTTAGACATTAATTTTTCTCATTAATAATTGAAAAATATGCAATCCATCCATTGTATTCATCAACAGTTAGATCCTGGATCTCTGTTAATGTTTTGCCTAACTGCTCTGCTAACTGATATTGATAAAAAAGATTTTTATCATTTTTTAGTTTTTTTTTGTATCTTCTAAAGTATCTTCGCCAGTCATAAGCTGTGCAACTTTGACAAGAACATTTCTATCAACATTATTTAAAAGAGCTGGTTTATCATCAATGGAGAATATTTTATTACCTTCCTCATCAAGAGCTTTGTAAATCAAAACCATGGCCATCATAGTAAGAGAATCTTCTTTTGATACCTTAAATAGTTTTGCTGTTTCTCCTAATGTAAGTGGCTTCCAAAATATTTTCAGATCCCATTCTTCAACATAGTAAGATTGAATATCTTGCAGATCAAAATGAGACTTAGCTTTTTCAATCGCCTTCATTAAACAGTGGTTTTAGTTAAACCGCCAGATCCCTGGAATGTTATTGACTGTTGAACCAGAGAGTTTGGATCTGTGTTCAAACTTAGGCCAGTAACAATAGCTGTACCAGTAAATCTTGCTTCTCCACTGCCAGTTCCTTCTGGTAAAAATTCCAGAGTAACTTCTGCTCCAATAGTCAGTGCATTTTGTGCTGTATCATCATCATCAAAAAACACATCAACTGAGCCAGAGAATGAAGTAAGAGTTACCATAAAACTTTTTGAAGAATCGCCAAGAGCTGTTTTTTCAACAGTATCAGCTGCTTCGTCTAAAGTATATGAAGTTATATGAGCTATAACATTTGAACCAACCCTAACAGTTCCATCATTTCCTTTATGAATTGCCATTATTTATCCTTTGCTTTTGCAACATTTTTAGAAGTTGATTTTGGTTTAGGTTCTTCTGAATCCTGGGATGCAACTTCTTCCCATCCTTTGTTTTTGTAATAGTCAATCATTGATGTATGAGCTACTACTGTTGTTTTTTTATCTGGTGAAATTAATTTCATTTCATTCTCCAATTTTATTTTGATACATCTGGAGATTGCTCCAAGGTGTAATATTCAACTGTAAACTCCAAACTGCAATATGCAACTGGTTTCTCCCCTTCAGCGTTAAATTCAATATCTGTGGATGAGAGAAAAGTATCTTTTGCTTTGGATGATAAAGTTGGATCTGCTGCTATAGCTTGTTCAACTTCTTTTGAAATCTGATCAATAGTATCATCAAAATCTGCTGTAGCTTTAACATATGCTTCTACGACTAAAGTTAGATCTCTAAATAATAATTTGTTTGAGCTTACTACCACTGGCTCAGATGATTCTGATTTTGTGTAAATAGCTAAACCAGGAAGATTGGAATCTTCTAGTGGATATACTCTGCTCTGGAATACATTAGATCCTGTTGTTGTAAGGCCAGTCAAAACTGTTCCAACTTGTTCCCTTATCTGCCTTCTTACATGATTCGCCATTATGATTCCTCAAGTAACAATGCACTAAATCCAGTTCTATCTGCCTGGACATTTACAATTTTATAATTTTGTGCGGCCTTCAATGTATTGCCATCTACATCTTTTATTGCAGCAACATTTAGAGTATCTCCAAAAGATGCGTTTGGAACATCTATGGTTCTGCAATGTGCAATAGGTTGAGATTGCTCAACACCTATACCATCTTGAGTTTCTATATATTCTTCATTGATAATAATTTTAATGGTTGTTGAAGTTCCAGATCTTGTATATACAGCTGAAACACCATGGCCAAAATCAATGTCAAGATATGATTCCATATCTTCTTCGGTTTCTAAATTATATAAACTCATTGCTTCTCTAAAAATACTTGAACCATGCCAACATTATCTGGCTCAACTCTTACAACATGAAATGTTGTAGCTGGTGATAGCGTGTTTCCTTTGTTAGTTGTTATGGCATCAACTTTTAAAATATCGCTATGTGAAATAAATGGAGCATCAGATGCTTTTATAAATGCAGTTGGTTGAAATCCACTTACATCAACAGATCCTCCACTTATACCAAGATATTCTTGATCAATAATTATATTTATATTTGTGCTGTTACCAGAATCAATATCAAACAAACTATCAATCAATCCAAAACTGTCAAACAAAGAATTTTGCACTTCAAACAATGTAGCAGATACCCCATGAGCTGTTGTATCAACATAAGATGTAAAATCTGCTGCACTCTCTAAAGGCATTATTTTTTACTTCTTGTTTTTGGTTTTGGTTTATCTGATTTTTCCAGGCCAACAGATCTATTGCTTTCTTTTTTAGCAGTGCCTTTATAAACTTCTGCTTTTTTATAGCTGATTAGTGATTGAGCTTCATCATAACTAAGATCAATAACATCTCCAGCTGAGACTTTTTGTTTGTTAGCAACTGTATTTGATAAAATTAAAACTTTCATATTTTTCTCCAAAGAGGAGGGCATTTCACCCTCCAAGTTTTTAGTAGTCAAAACCACTTAACAAAAGTTAAGAAGCCGCACAGAATGAAACTGCGTGTCTTACAGCAACATCTACTGATTGCAATGCAACAATTCTGACTGTTCCAGAAGTGCTGTTGCTGAATGGATCTACAACAATATCAAGAGATCCAAACATACCAATAAGAAGATCATTAAAATTACCAAAGACATAATTATTTGCAGTTAATTGTGGTGAAACAATAGCTTTATAACCATTGATCTCATCATTAACAGCTACAAATTGAGCAGTATTGGTAGCCTTCTCTGTGGTTTTCAGTGTTCCATAGTTTGTTGGATGTATGATGTATGCAAGATCACCTAATAGAGCATTATCTACTCTTACAGATGTTTCCATACTAACCATCTCAGCAAAAGTTGGAGCAGCTGCTGATGATAATGAAACTGTGTTGATTCCTGAAGTATTAGTAATACCTGTTGGATTTCCACTAGATCCATTACCTTCTAAGGCTTTATCATCAATGAGTATAGCCATTGATTGTGCTAAATCATTTCTGATCAAATTCTCAACATCTAATGATGATTGAATTAATAGCTGCCTAGTTACATCAGTATGCACACCAGCTGTTTTTGGAGACATGGTTACACTTCCAATAGTCATTTCTGATTCACTAGAAGCTCCGCCTTCTGAGCTGATAAATGCAGCAGTTGATCCAGCTGTTTTCTTAGGAATTTTTACATCACCAGTTAATCCACTTAGCATAGTTGCTAAAGGCATAACTGCTGAGTTATTTCTAAGAGTATCAATGAAATCGCCACCTCTGAAATCCTGGCCAATAAGATTAGAATCATCAGATGCGTTCATATCTCTTTGCTGCCAGTTTCTTAGCACTTCACCAGGAAGTAAGATTCCTTGAGCAGTTTGCCCATATTCTCTTTGAGCTGCTTCTGAACATTCAAATTCAAATTTAGCTTCTTCCTGTGCTTTCCTATCAGTAGGATTTGCCATTGCATTAACAGCTTTTAAGATACTAAATCTTTTAGTTTCTTTTGCTGTAAGTCCAATATCTTCTAAAGGAGTTTCTAAAGGCTTATCATTAGAAATTGTTTCTAACAATACTCCTCTGAATTCATCAACAGATTTTCCCTCAGAGATTGCTTGATGTCCTAAATCTCTTTTGTTGTGTTTAGCTGCAAGATCTAAGATTTCTTTTGAATTCTTTTTAAATTCTTTTTTAGCTTCATCAACAATTTGAGATCTAACTTCTGCAACATCAATATCTTGTTTTGAGTTTTCCATAGTTTTCTCTAATTTAATTTGCTCTGATCGTCCAACGCCAACTTGTAAAGAAGAATCAGCAGGTAAACTTACACTGCTTACTTCCATTGGCATCCAGGAAGCTCTAAAAAATCTTTTACCATCTTCTTCTTCCTTCATGCGATTGAGCTGATTGATTTTATATCCAACACTGATATTCATACGAATACCATCTTGAATATCCCTAAAAACTTCTTCAGCAAGAGCAGATCTTCCAAATCTAACTAAGGCCACAGTTCTTTTGGCCTTCTGATCAAGTTCAAATCTTTCAATAACACCTATCTGAGATGTCATATCGTGATCTTTTAAAAATGGAGCAGTTCCAGATTGCATAAATGACATATCTATTTCATCTGGTGAATGTCCCAGGATCTCCATCCCAAAACTTCTTTCAACTGGCGATTCGCTAGAAACTCCAACTCTAACAGTCCGCTTTTCTTCGTCAATGTAAGATCTATCGTCTAAAGATAAAGTTCTAAATCTCACTGCATCATCAATGAATCTATCCTTTTTATCTTCATCTTCCTTATCTTCATCATCTCCATAATGATAAGGTCGTTCTTCCATTTCCTCTTTATCTGGATCTGGTCGTTCTTCCTCGTCATTGTCTGCATCCTCAACTTTAGCATTTTTTGCAAATTCGATAACGAACTTATCTTCTTGCTCATCTACATTGAGGATATGCCTATTGCTTATCTCATCCATAGCTTTTTTTTCCTCGCTTGATAAAGGATGGCTTTTAGGAAGCAGATCTTGATCATGCTTCCCACCTTGGAATCTGCCATTGCGTAGAGCAAACAAAAATGAATTCACTCTTGCATATGCCCATTGCTCTGGAGATCCCACATTTGGCCGCACAGAAGCTGGATTAGTTTTGTAAGCTCCAATCCCTCTTTCAAATACTGCCAAAAGTGTTCTGTATGTTGTTCTTTTTGAGGCCACATTTCCAACTTCCTCATTGTGATCTTCAACTTTTTTCTTCAGGCCTTTTTCAACATTATCTGAAACTTGCCTTTCATCTGATTCAACTGGTATGACATTTATTTTATTTCCCATGCCTGGATGGTTTACACAGTAATAATAAAGATCTGAAGTTTCATCTGTAATTTTAATTTCTATTGCAGATCCAGGTTCTCCAGCTTTGCCAGATATTTTTACATTCTCTTTATATTCTGAGCCTTCATTATGTGTTCCATCTTCTGTGGTTGAAAATCTTAAAGCATGAGTTTTGTTTGATGCATCTGATGTATTAAAAATATAAGTGTTATCACTTATCATTGTTAAAGTAGGTGAAAGCTCTCCATCTAAATAAAATTTATTGCCCTCGCCATATTTATTTTCTCCCTTTTTAATTACAACTTCATACTCTATTGTTTCTTGTCTTACCTCGGTAGATCTATCTTGTTGAGCCTGGGATGCAGATCCACTTTCTTTTTGTTCTGTGTATTTAATTGCTTCTAAAACTACATCTTTCATTTTTTGCTCACCTAAATTTCCAATTACTCCCCACTTCATCTGTGCGATAACTCCTGCAATATTTGATGGCCTTCCAGCTTTTGATCCATCTTTAAACTGTGATCCATCTCCAAAATGTCTAGCTGCCCAGGCTTCTCTTTCTTTTATCCATTTAATTACACCTTCTGTTTCTTCACCATCTCTGGCCTTAGTCCAAAGATTAAATGCTTCATTTCCTCTAATGTTGCCACCAGCTTTATAAATATTTGGATCATTTTCTTTTACTCCAGCAATAAATTTATAATCAAACTGAGGATAGTTTGAGTTTCGCAATGAAACTTTTTTATCATCATCTTTAGTGGGGAAATTAGTTGCCATATACAACTCCTAGATTCATAGATTGATGATAGCCTTGCCCACCAGATAGACTATCCCCACGAAATAAATCGTTGCCCTTCGCCCTAATCATCATCAGATTCACCACCTTGAATATTTGCTTCAACAGGAAACTTAGTGCCAAATGGTTGAAATGCTGTTTCAATACCATATTGTTCTGCAAGTTCTTTTTCTTTTGAATGTTGCTCAAATAGTTCTTCTGTATCTCTGCCATATGCAGCTGAAATATCAGAGTAAGTAACAGTTCCATTTTGCAAACCTAAAATATGAGATTGCATTTCTTTCAGTGGATCTATCCAACTAAAAGATCTTGGAATGTAATTTACTTGATCGGCAAACTTGTCAAATTTTGCGATTGGTAAATTTAATGCTCCAGAGCTGATGGCCATTTCCAACCATCTTTTAAAAATAGGATCTATAAAATGATCTATGCAGAACTGTTGATACAGTGCAAACATTGATCGATCTTCTAAAGCTCCTTGTCTGATACTAGAATAATTAACACTTGTTAAATCATTGGTTAATGCGTGATAAGAGATATTTAGTCCTGAAGCAACAGATCTTAAAACTGATTTTGTAAAAGATTCAAATGCAGTTGTTGGATGGCCTGGATCAAATACTTTAAAATCAAAACCTTCTGGAAGCTGCTCAAATGTTCCAGCACTTGCATTAGATACTGGAGCAAAAGTATCTTCTTGCGGATTATCGCCAACATATTCACTTCCAGATGGAGTTGTAAAGAATCCCATCTTGGATGCCCCAACTCTAGCAGCAACAATTTCAGCTTCCATATATGCTGAATATTGTTTCATGTTGGCCATAACTGGAGCTATAAATGAAACTCCTCTAGTCTGCTCTGCTCGTTGTGGTAGATAAGCATGGATTATTTCATCAGCTGATACTCTTATATGAGATCTATCAGTTCTATAACCATTGTCATAAGGATGATTTTTAAAAAGATGATAGGCTACTGGTTTATCAAATTGATCAACTTCAACACCCATTTTTATTCTATTACCATTTTTGGCTTCAACATTCATAGATTCATCTAAATGATCTGCTTCTAAAAATTGGATCTGAAATCCGTATGGAGATCTATTGGTTTTAAAATGTCTAATTAAAACTTCACCATCTCTGGCCAGAGTTTCAATAAATAATTTTTGACAATCTAAAAAACTTAATCTGCCATTTGGAGTAGGAGATCCCATTGATCCCCATTTTCTCCATTCTCTTTCAATAATATTATTTGCACCTCTATCAAGAGATCCATCTTCATTTCTGGCCTTGGATGATATTCTGATACCATGCCTTCCAATAACATTACTTACCATAAGATTTAGATACCTAGCTATAAAAGCATCATTTCTGGATAGTTCTCTGGCTCTGTCTCTCAGTAATCTAAGATTATCTTTAATCTCAGCATCAGCTGATAAGCTACTCACTAGAAAATCAGCAAACAATCTGCCAGTGTTTGCACCTTGATAAGATCTATAAAACCTTTTTTTTGCTTTAGGTTTTTCAGATCTTTTAAATATGTCGTTATACCAGGCCATTATGAGTAATCAGTTGGATTAATATTTTTTTGACCACCAAATGAAACTCTAATTTGATTGCCAGATCCCTTGCCATTTTTAATTCTTTGTATTTTTAATTCGTTTTGATATTCAGTTTTATAATAATTTCTAAATGCCAGGAGATCATTAATACTCATTCTGCTGAGTGATCTACCAGCAATACTCATAGAGCTTTGATCCATTGAAGCTCTATTTTCAATAACAGCTTCTATTGCATCTAATACTTTTTTTGCATGAGTTCTAACTGATGCGGTTGTTGTTGCATAGTTATCTTGAAATTCTATGAATCCTTCACCAACTTTTATTCTGTTGCTATTAGAATTTTTTGTAATATTTACAACATAGTTATAGTGGCCTTTTGTATATCCAGCTGTAGTGGTTGATGCTAATTCTACTTTGTAATCATCTCCATCAGCAGCAGCTGTAACAGTTATGTTTGAAGGAGTGCTTCCATCAATAAGATTAAATTCGTAAGTTAGAGTATGCGTTGAGTTAGAATAATCAGATCCTAAGTCTGTATTTTTCCATGCCCAAAAATCGCCTAGCTTTAATTCAGTAGGAATAGTAGTAGGATAATTAGCTGAATCAAATAAATTTGCCAAGTAAGATCTCCATAGATTATTAACTCAACATTATTACCCAATTTGTTCATGTCAATGAATTTACCCTTTATTCATAGCATTTATGAGACTTGTGTTTTTAATTAAAAACAACACAAGATATAGTATTTTGTCAGCTGTCGTTTTTCCTGGCCAGGAATGGCCAGAAGATCTGTAATATAAATTACAGTGATATTAAAAAAAGCTACTTTTTCCAGTCTGTAGCAAAATTTCCAGGCCTTCTTGCTGTATTTCTCCTAACTGTGTTTTGTGGTTTTGGATCTTCTAGCATCTTAGCTTCTATTACATCAAAGTTAGGATTCAAGATATAGATAGCTGCAAAGTTATAAACCAGGCAATCCAGAGCTTCATTGTCTGGCCTTATCTGTTTCCAGACTAAAGTTTTTCTACCTCTTACAAATTTGGTGATTCTTTTTTCTGCGGTTAGTTGTTTAAAATATTCTTCATCTAAATGATGTGCAAAATGCAAAATGTTTTTTTCTTGCGGAGCTGATAATCTTGCAAATATATTTTCTTTAGCTGTATCAGTTCCAATACCATAAAGAACAGTTCTGTTCTTACCTACAAATGTTGGCTTGTTCACTATTGGTTTTCCTGGAACAGATAAACCTTTAATTGAAAAGATCCTTCTGCCTTGTCTTGGCCTGGTAAATTCATAAACAGCATTTGTATGATGGCCACCAGAATCAAAAGTTGCACATGATATTCCAATAGATCTTTTATCTTCTGTTTTAAATATCGTTTTAAGAAATTGATCAACCTCACTCCAGATGTTGTAAGTATTTGGATCTCCCCAGAATATCTTATGCTCTAAAACAAAACATTCAAACCCTTTTGCCCATCCGCAGATTGTCATTTCTATTCTGTCTTTTTGTAAATCTGATGCAGCTGTCATAACTAAAACTTCACTAGGTATATGCTGCAAATCAAAATTTAATCTTTTTTGTAGCAGCTGCTCATGTTCTACTGAATCAGATTGATCTTCCCAGCTTTCACCTAATGCCAAGTTTACAAAACTTTTTAACATCTCTGGATTATTTTTAGATTCTAAGAATGTTGCTGCCATTCCTTGCCAAGTTGAAAAGACTGAATACAACTCTGATATATGGAATCCAGCAATGTTGCTTGTAGGTTTTGTAGATCTCCATTCACCATTTTTAATCATCCAGGTTTTCTTTGATTCATCAATTAAAGATCCACATTCTTTACAAGCATACTTAGCTGTTTCTGGTTTCCCTTCATCCCAAATAACATTCTTCCAGATTAATCTTTGTTTATGATCACATTCTGGACATGGAACAAAATAATATCTTTGATCACTTTCCTCAAATGCAGATTCAATCATTGATAGGCCTTTAGTTGTTGGAGTGCTGCATAAATATATTTTTCTATTTGCAAATGTTTTTGTCCTGGCTATGGCCAGAGATATTGGAGATCCTTCTTTTGTTGATAGCTCATATCTATCTACTTCGTCTAACAATAAAACTCTGATTGCTCTGCTGCTAAGTCCAGATGTAGAGTTAGATCCAACAATAGATATAGATCCTCCTGGATAAACTTTGTGCATAGTTGTATTGCCAGAATCTTTTGATTTTGAATCTTTAATTATGTCTCTTAGTTTTTCAGAATCTCTAAGCATTGTTGCAAGTCTATCTTTAGAGAATGACATACCCATCTGGAGTGTTGGTTGCACTACTAATATTGGAGATGGATCTTGATCAATATAGTAACCAATCGCATTCAAAATTATTTCAGTCTTGCCAACTTGAGCAGAAGTCATAACTACAATTCTTTCTATACCAGGATCTGAAAAAGCATCCATAATACCTCTTTGATATTCAGCTCTTGAGGTTCTGAATTGTCCTGGTTCAGCTGATGATTCTGGAGATAGTTTGCGAAAACTATCTGCCCAGGATGATATTTTTAATTTAGGCGGTGGATTCCAGATCTTGTTGATCTGGTTCACCACTTGATTGATATTTTTCTGGTAGTCCATTATCTGCTAGTTCTTTAAGTGCTTCATAAACTGTGTCTTTAATTAATATTTCAGCTTCTGCGTAATTATCTATAGTGATAACTTGATGAGCAAGTTTGTTGGGTAATGATAATAACTTGGCTCTAACATTAGCTACATAATCAATCCAGGTTGATTCAACTAATTCAGCTGGTATTAATTTTTTTTCTAATTCTGATACTTCTAGTTCTGCTTTATCAGCTTGAAACCTAGTAAGCCTGGTCTTTTCTTCTTGTATGTCAGCAGATCCAGTTTTTTTGTTATATCCGCCTAATTTACGCAAATATGATATGTAAGCTATTCTGCAAACATCTAAATTAAGCGGAGATCTACCTGTTTTACTAGGAA